CGCCACGTGGTCTCAGAAAGCGCGAGGCACGTCCCGACTACATCGTTATAGATGACCTCGACGATGATGAGCTATGCCGAAACAAGCGACGTGTGGGCGAGTTGACGGATTGGGTAAAAGAGGCCCTTTTCGGTGCGCTTGATGTAGGACGTGGCCGCTTTATCATGGTGGGCAACCTCATAAGTAAGACCTCAGTACTGGCCAACATCTGTGCCACAAAGGGCGTACACGTTTCGACTGTCTATGCAGTTGACAACGAGGGCGAGCCTGTATGGAAGGATAAATGGACTAAGGAAGAGGCACGGGCTTATGAAGAGTTTGTCGGCTACCGCGCTTGGAACAAGGAGATGATGCACAACCCGATTGTGGAGGGTAACGTGTTCAAGCATGAGTGGATACGTTGGGCCAAGCGTCCCAAGTGGAAGGAGTTCTCCGAATTCGTCCTTTACATCATCCCATCTTGGAAGGGAACCCAAAAGAACGATACCAAGTCCGCGAAGCTATGGGGAAAGCAGAAGACGAACCTCTGGCAACTGAGGGCCTTCGTCCGTAAGACCTCCCTTGCTGAAATGGTAAGGTGGTGCTATGATATCTATGAGTGGAGCCAGGAAGAGGGCATTGCCATCCGCTTTGCAATGGAGGCTTCCTTCATGCAGGATATGATACTCGATGACTTCACCACTGAGGGAGAGCTTAGAGGCTACCAACTGCCCATCACAGGCGACAAACGAAAGAAGCCCGATAAGTTCCAGCGTATAGAGGCAATCAGTCCGTTATGGGAACGTGGCTTTGTATTCTACGATGAGTCGCAGAAAGATGACCCGGACATGCAGGCCGGACTTGAGCAGACTTTGGCTTTCCAAAAGGGAATGAGCGGCAACGATGACGCGCCGGATGCCGACGAGGGAGCCATCTATATATTACAAAAGAACACGCGCATACAAAAGTTTACACCGAGGTTCGGCAAACGTCCGAGCCCCAAAAATACATGGTAATATGATACAACTGATTAAAGACTTGTACAACGCATGGCGTTACAAACGCGCCGTCAAAAAGGCCGTTAAGCTTCAGAAGCTGACGGGCCGTAAACAGCTCGTAGTAGTAGTTAATGGAAAACTGGTGGTGGTGGCTAAACAGGACATCAAGAAAATGGTGGCCACGCATCAGTTCAGGAAAGGCGTGAAGGTTCAGGATATCGAGAAACGCGCTTTGTTCGTAACTAAATAAGCAGCACTATGTTCATCACAGACGAAGATTACAAGGTGGTTATCGGTGAGGGTGCGCTACGCATCGTTACTCAGGTGAGTGCCGAGAACCGGGCCAAAGCCGAGAAGGAGGCCATCGAGGAAATAGCGGGCTACCTACGCCCCAAGTATGACTGCCAGGCCATATTCAGTGCCGATGGTGATAACCGCAACCAGCTTGTGGTCATGTACACCTGTGATATTGCACTGTACCACATGGCCGCGTCGCTGCCCCAGAATATGGGTATGCAGATCCGCGAGAAGCGTTACGAACGCGCCCTCGATTGGCTGAAGGGCGTACAGGCCGAGAAGATCTTGCCTGACTTACCTTTGGCCACTGATGAAGACGGAGAGCCTACAGGCTTCCTTTTCAAGTATAGCTCACAGCCGAAACTAAAGCATAATTGGTAAGGTATGAAAAAGAAAGGAAATAACAAGCAGAACCCGCTATCAGGGCGTGTACTGAATTCACAATACGGTACGTTCAATCTGGCAAAGGAGGGCGACCGCAAGCGACTGAAAAAGATGGTCGTGGAGTTACAGCGTCAGACCGACGCGCTGACTCGTAAGGATATCGGTGACTGGAGGCACGCATGGCAGATGGCCATCAACGTTGATAACCCCAACCGCCAGCGTCTTTATGATATCTACCGTGACGTGGATATCGACCTGCATCTTTCGGGCTGTATCCAGCAGCGCGAGGGTTTTGTATTGGCTAAGGCATTCAAGCTTGTAGATGATAAGGGGAATGAGAATGAGGAAGCCGCCAAGTTCTTTGCAAAGCCCTGGTTCAAGCAGCTCTTGCACTATGCGCTCGATGCTAACTATTGGGGCCACTCGCTCATAGAGTTGGGCGACCTGATAACCGATATCAATGGAAGGCTTACCTATAACGGCATGAGGCTCATAGAGCGTAAGCACGTCATTCCTGAATATCACCGCGTCATCCCCGAATTGGGTATGGACTGGCATACCGGCATCGACTACCACCAGCCACCATTCTGCGACTGGCTCGTGGAGGTGGGACAGCCTGAGGCCTTGGGATTATTCCTGAAGGCAGCCACTCAGACCATACCCAAAAAGAACGCGTTGGCCTTTTGGGACACCTTCGCTGAAATCTTCGGCATGCCTATGCGCATAGCCCACACCACGACCCGTGACGATAAGGAGCTGGCCAAGATGGAAAAGATGATGGCCGAAATGGGAACCGAGGGTTGGGGACTGTTTCAGGAGGGAACCGATATTGAGGTGGTGGAGAGTTCAAAGGGCGATGCCTTCAACGTGTACGACAAACGAGTGGATCGCGCCAACTCTGAACTTTCGAAGCTGGTCATCGGTCAGACAATGACCATCGAGGACGGTAGCTCACTAAGTCAGTCAGAAACGCATCTGGAGGTGTTCGAGAACCTTATCGATGCCGACCGTGATATGCTGTGCGATATCATCAACGAGCAGCTCATACCACGAATGATACGGCACGGGTTCCCACTTCAAGGCCTGCAGTTCAAATGGGATGACTCTGTGGACTACACGCCTGAGCAGCAGAAGGCCGTCGAGGAACTGGTTGTCAACAACTATGAGGTTGAGGGCAAGTACTTCGAGAACAAATACGGCATCCCTGTTGGGGAACGCAGACAGCAGCAGCCCCTGATTGGCCCCACACAGCCCCAACATGACGATAACGGAGGTAACGGCGGGGGAACGGCCGACGATGACCGGGCCGCGTACCACTATGGAAACACCCGACGATGACAAGAAAGGCCAACACAAGCCAAATGAGAGCCGTTTTTTCGACTAAGCCCCTCTGACTACGAGGGGCTGCACAGCCGATATACAGAGCTGCTGGCTGACATGCCCGGAACTCTGGAGTTGGCAAGCCCGGAAACGGACGCGCTACGCCAGCAGCTTTCAGCCCTCTTCGAACCCATGATGCAGTCGCTTCACTCGAAAGCTGGAGCGCAGTTCAGTGTTGATATCCTGAGGGAGAAACCCGTACAGGATTTCATCGATACGCATGCCCAGGTGCTCGATGCGGCTTTCTCCCAGACAGCCATGTCCGACCGTATGCGTCAGCGGCTCCAACAGTCTGATTATATCTTCAGCGGAATTAAGACGTTCCACGAACTCAATGAGGCCTTCCCATCCCTGGTTGATGAGAGCGGCAACCGAAAGCCGTTTGAACAGTTCTTAAACGACGTTCGAAAGATA